CTTTAAATAATTTGCGACTGGCGCATAACTTTATTTATGCTGAATTTCTGTTTTTACTCTGTTGGAAATTCGCTCTGCTGAATTCCAAACGATCAATTAGTTTGACCACTTGACCATCTCCACCCACAGCCACAAATCCTTCGGGCTTGGTGACTTTATACCCATCTTCGGTTTTAATAAATGTACCTACTGTACTTTCAATCATCTGTAATTTTTTGATAAAAAACAGTTTTAATTCCACTGCTTTCTTGTACAATGCAAGAATACTTAATAATGTGTTGCTATTATCAGCAATAAATTTTTTAATTTCTTCCACACGTTCTAATCTTGCCTGTGCTGCTGTGCTTTCAGCACCGCCTTTTAATTTACTGATTTCAGCTTGCATCTTTTGCTCTACGTAGTCTTGAAATTCTTTGAGAAATTCAATGGCACTACTTACTTGCATCTGTCCTTGCTGTACTTTAGTATTAATAAAGGGTTTGATGTAAGTTACAAAGTCACTGGTTTTCGCATTGCCAGTTCCCAAGAACTTGTCAAAAACTGCAGGGTCAATTTTACTAAAAATAACTGCCACACGATTTAACTGTGATTCCACACGTTTTACCTCGCTGGGTGTCAGTGTGGCTATACCAGTCATATCTTCATAATAGGCATCGTCCCACCATACATCACGTATATGCTGTAGGCTGCTGGGGTTAAATCTAAAATGAGCCTTCATATCAGGCAGGTTTGGGTAATCTTTAAGCGGTTCTTTTCCTTCTTCAGAACGTTCTTCTTGGTCAGCGGCAGATGGAGGGGTCCAATGATAGACAGTGTGAAATACTATCCCCATTTTGGCTGCTTGCATCTGTCTAGCTAGATCACTCTGTGTTTCAAGATCCACGGCATAGGTAATAGTATTTGGTGTAAATGTAAGGTATTTTTTACCATTGATTTCTTGTTCAACCAAATCTCTAGCAGTGCCACGAACAAATAATAGATCACCCTTGATTACATCAGTGATGCCTAGTTTGGGCAAATATTGCAGACAGGCCTTGAGTGTGGCTGCAAGCTCGGGAACATCACCATACCAGTTATCTATGTCCTTGTTGGTCTTGCAAAGTTTGGCATTTTTACTGAACACGCTTTTGGTACCAATAAAAAATTTACTGTCTTCAGGATCAACTCCACAGTGTATAGCAGGACTTCCGTCCCACTTTACTGTCACTCTAGTAGAATCTCCCACTCCCTCTTTGGAGAGCATTCTCTTTAAACCCTCAATGTAATTAAAAGCTTCTAGTGCACCCACATAACCTTTATTAAAAATTTCGTCTTCAAGATGCTCAAGGTGTGTGGCTTTCTCGTCAGCTTCATTTAATCGCTGCCAACGTGGTTGTGTGTTTTTAATTTCAAAAAGTCTCATTTCTAGGTAGTTCCTGGTTCTGGTGGTGTGTTAGGTGGACTAGATGGCCCACGATTGCCGGCTATTCTTTGTCGTCTATTTTGTCTAGTCCTAGCTAGATTGCTTGCTCGCCTTTGCTGTGCCGCATTGCGGTCAGCAAGCTGTTGTGCCTGCTGACTAACATCCTGCACGAGAGTGTTTAACCAATCATTCCATTCTTTGTCAGCAAATTGATTACTGCCAACATTTCTCCACTGTCTGATAGTTTTGTCGTAACTATAGCTTACTGGTTGACCGTCGGTCGGATTCTTTACGCTGACTCTTGAAGGATACTCACGTCCTTGTTCATCTTTATGTCCCACTCTTACTATGGCCCTGTTGCCATCTGCCAGTGTGACGTCATAACTTCCAGCCTGGTCTCTACTCTTATTAACTTGTCCAAGCTTGGCAGGCTTATACTCTGATGCACGTTGAGCAAGCTGTTGTGCCTGTTGCTGCGCACGTTGGAATTCGGGGCTGATATTATCTGTACTGGAGGTTGTGTTGCCCGCAGTGGCGGCGTTGGCGTCAGTGGGCGCATTATAAGGCTGTGCAGTAGCTAGGCGGTCACGCCTAGATGCCTGAAAAACTTGATTAGACCCAGGTATTAGCCCTGATATAAATCCCTGTGTGAACCCAGGTTGATTTTTAAGACTGCCCAGTGGGGTCGCCGAGGTCTTCTCGGTGATTATTTCTTTTATTTTCATTTTGTATACGTTTTACACCGCGGCTGAACTTAGTGGGATCTTGAGCCCTGATACTGTTTAACAGCCTACGCTCAAGTTCGTCTGCCTGCTCGGAATCGTAATTTTCTCTAATAAAAGAAATTAGATTTATAGCACCTTGTATTACGTGACCAGCACGACTTTCCACAAGACTTTCTCTATCACGGTGTCTGCGAATAGAGTCTAGTTCTTCTAGTATGCTACGAGTACGTTTTTGCAAGATCAGCTCCGGATTAGTAATATTTATGTTTTATATTGTTTTGGAGGTCTTAAGACTAGCCAGCATCTGTTTGAGCTTGATGTTCTGGGCTTCACCAAGATTCTTGGAACTAGACTCAGCGTCGTCAGTTGAAGATTGTGATTCCACTGTGGTTTTAGCTTTGATCTGATTCATAATGCTGCCAACCTGAGGCTTTAGCGTGCCTGGGCCAGCATCCTCACCGGGGTCAGTGATGCGCATAGTTTCTATGTTATAATCCAGATCAATCTTCATACCCACACCTGTACTAGAGCGACTCTTCATACACTGTATCTGATAGCGGCCGCGCTCGCGCATCTGACGACTAGTAAAGATACCAAAAACATTATCTGCTGTGTTAATCTTAGAAATACCACCGGAAATATGGCTGTGGTCAAACTCAACTTCTTCTACTGCACTACGGTTCAGCTGTGACGCAGTTACCATCAAGACATTAAGTTCTTTAGATAAATTACGTAGTTCTTCTGAGACATATTTGTCCTTGATAAACAGATCATTGGGGCTGACCTTGGCGCTGACTGGCATCAGGAGATCTAGATAGTCAATCATCACAAAGTCCACTGCGTTGCCAGTCTGTATCTGATACTCTTTGAGGAAGCTGCGAATGTCATTGATGTTGCTCTGTGCTGGCAGTGCCTTGATGCGATACTTACCGGACTTTTTACTCACCAAGCGAATTTTAAGTTCAGTATTTTCTACGTCGCGGCGAATGTCCTTGGTACTAGTACCAGTGAGCATAGCGTCTGTTCTCAGTCCACAAAGTTCTTCACTTAGTTCCAGGGATATGTAAACACCACTCAGGCCCATTTGTAACCAGCTCAGTGCAATATTCATCATAACCAGTGACTTACCTGAACCTGAACCACCAGCAAATATGTTAAGCTCTCCACGACTAAAGCCGCCATAGAGTATTTTGTCCAGTTGCGGCCATCCAGTGCTGACCTGACCACCACTACTAAAATAACGGTTAATACGTTCACTGGGATTGGCAAAGTAATCAGTGCCCATATCTCTTGTAAGTCCAATCTGCACTGCATTTTTTATGATACTTTCCACAGGGTCATAGTCACCCTTTTCTATCATATCTGCAGATTTTAGGATAGCTCTTTCTAATTCTCGACGTCGACTAAATCCTTCAAATTCTTTTAGAAACCACTCACGTATACCATCATCTAGATTATCTAGAGCACGTAATTCTAGACCAGTGACTGCCTGAACCTGTTCACGACTGGGCAGACTTTTATACTCATTACTATGTTGACTGATAAACTTGGCAGCATCTTTTAACGCTCTATCAAAGTTTTCATTATTATAGATATTTTGAATCCTGACATACATTTCAGGATCAGTGATCATTATTTCAAGAAATAACTTTTGTGTTTCTGTATTATAATCTTTGGCCATTATTGCATCGTTCCACGTTTTAGTAATTCTATTTTAATTTTGCTTGTTTCACAAGCCTCCAGTATGGCCTTGAGCACAAACAATCGCCCGTAGCGCACCACTGCCTCGTTGACATCCTTGCAGGTTTCACGCCAGACTGGAAAACTCACAGTCCAACCCAGTTCTTGTGCCTGATCTACTAGTCGTTGTCCGGCCCAGATTTTACGACCACTCTTAGGATGAAGTTTGACGTCAAAGTCTGGCACTACAATAATTTCACGATCTAGGTCTTCAATAAGTTCAGCCTGCTGTTTACTTATTTCGTTGGTCAACACTGCCACACCATCTATGCTCATTGCATCAAACGGGCCTTCACAGACTATGACAAACTTTTTATCAGCGGTCTGTTGGTCTAGATTAAAAACAAAATCTGCTGGATGGCTACTGCGATACTTGGGCTTGATATCGTCAGCAATACCACGGGCAGTATATCCCACAATGTCGCCCTGATAATAAAAAGGAATTATCACACGACGATGTAGGT